TTAGCGTTTGTACGATACTGCTCTGTTGAAGTTTTTGCCATAAAGCCTACTTTGTACTAAGTTTGGATCTACTTGTGGGATAACTTTAGCTAACTTATCTAAAGGATTACCTTCTACAGGTATACCAGTGATATCATTAGTTTTAAGCCAATCACATGCAGCTTTTAAATCTTGGGTAGTAGCTTGGCCACTACGAACTCTAGTTAAGAATTCTTCAGTGACCAAGTTATGTAACTCGTTAAACTTATCTTCAGTAGCCTTCCTTGGAATTACTGATACTTGTTCCATTATTCATTTAATAAATCGAGCATTTTCTGTTTTCTTTTCCTTCCTTCATTAATCTCTTTAGCTGTACCACCATACTTACCTTCTTCAGCATTCTGTTGATGCTGTTTTCTATTTGGAGGAGACCATGCTACAGCATTATGTGCATTTACATGCCCTCTATTTTTATTAACTGAGGTTCTTGATGTACCATCCTCATTCCAAGTTGTTGCCATAATTATGAAAATAATTTGTTTTTTACAATTGCTAGTGCTTGATCGTCTAACTTATTATCAGTTCTCTTCACATAAGCTTCGAGTAGATCAACTACTAGCTTTTTAACTGAATCCGATTTCAAGAAGGCGAAAAGGATGGGCTTGATTACTAGGACCATTATTCTTTAGAGGTAGAGGTTTCTTTTTTGGGTTCTGCTTTTTTAGCTGCAGCAGCTTTTTCATTTGCTATTTCTCTAGCACTTTTATTTGCGTAAGTCATTTACTAAAAGGATTGAGTTTTTGCCACCATGGTTTAGGTGGTGGAGGAGGTAATTTTGCTTTTTGTACTTGAGCTACCTCTGCTTTAAATGCAGCAATAGGAATGATATCACTACACATATGATATACACGGCTGCCAGGACGTATCATAAAACCTTTCTGTTGAAGGTTAGCGCATTCCTTGGCTCTAACTAATTCATAGTCAAGAGCCATCTTAGCTTCCTGGCGCGCTGCTATAGATTTACATCTCTCTACAATAGAACCATCTAAGGGTACCATGAAATTAATCTGGAACCCCCAGTTTTCAGCTACAGTATAACTTTGTTGATCCATATTATCATCAAATGGTGTCGTATGATTTCCCATATAGAATGGACTAAATGTCATCGTACTACCATTACAACTAATATTTGGACCCATTACTTGTCTACTGGGTGCTCCATTGTTTTGAAATTGTACAGCTTGGTTTGTAACGTTACCAGTAGCAGCAGCAACTGGATTTGAGGTATTGTTTGTTTCTCCTTCTCCAGCATATACAGGTACTCCTATTGTGAGAAGACAGAGAGCGATGTAGTAGTAGCAGTGGTTTCTATTGTTCTTTCGATTTCTGTTACTTCTAGTACCTGACTTGCGGCTCTTGTTACGATCTCTAATGAGAAATCCGAACCAGCTGTAGTCATGTTGAAGACCGAATCTGAATCGGCTATACCTCCTGATGAGGTCGAGGTATGGGTTATATTGTCCCCACTCCACTTGTTCAATGCTGACCCGTACGTTGTCGTCGTTATTTCTTCTGTTATTTCTTGGGTGGTTGTTGTCGTTGAGTTCATCGACCCTTGGGTGAACTGAGGGGTCACTAACTCTGCTCTTACTACCGAGGGGGATGCTAGTAGGAAGAGTAATAACCATTTTTTCATTCTTCCTTTTTCTTTGCCATAGGACAGTTTACAGGGTTTCCTTTATCTTTAGAATTACCAGTAGACAAGCCAAAAGTGGCCAATGCACCAGTAAACACACTTGCCACGAACGTGATATCTGAGTTACCAGCTTTTTTTATCATGGGTAACTCTACATAATTCATGGTTATGATGAAACCAGACCAAACCACAACGCCAAGCCTGACGAATGTACCAAGGATTTGGATCTGGGCTTCTTGGTCTTCTATTCCGTCTTTAAGTTTTCGGATGAGACCTTTTCCTTCCTTTTTTTCTTCCATGCTTCAATGCGTTTGTTCAGCTGTTTTGTTACAAATTTCTTAATTTGCTCGAATAAAGGTTGTGCCAATGTAGTCGTAGCTACAGCACCTAAAGCAGCAGTAACAGCGGTAACCATTACTTCTGCTGTAGGGAGTGGCATTTGTATATCTAATATAGGTATTTCTAACTTCGGTGCTGGTGGTTGTTCGGTAGTCTCTTCCTCTGATGCCTGTGTGCCTTCAGGACGCTCCAAATTAGCTGGTGGGACTACTATAGGCCGGAATGCCGGAACGTCTGCTGTAGGCGGTTTAAAGTACATATGAGGAATATCTAGAGCCTTGGGTAGGTTAGCCCTAGGTATATCTATCATCCTATTGCTGTGATACCTATTGATGGAAGAACTAAATGAGCAGCTGCAGACGCATCCCATGAACCTGTTTCATGGAATGCTGTTTCATTACTAGAAGCATATTCTCTTGCTGTCGCTTTGATTGTCTTCCCAGAAGACCAGCTAGCTACTCTGCCAACGGAAGTATCAGCAGTGCCACCTATATTGAATCCCCATTTAGTAACTAAGAAAATACCATCATAAAGAATAGTAGATCTATGAGTCATCCTAGCTTTTGTTACCTCATCACTATCTAAAAATAATTTTTGGTGATGAATAGCATGATCATCTGCTGCAGCTTTATAAAGATGAAGTTCATAAATTACTTGAGTAGCTCCAGAAGGAGGTGTATATGTAATAGATGAACCTGTTATATCTGCATAGCTTGTACTTAAAGTTTGTTGAGCAGTTACGTTTGGTAAGGTTACATTACCAGCCGATGTTGCTATGACTGAACCATCACATGGACTGAAGAACTGTTCTAATACTATTCTTTGACATCCATTCTGTTTAGTAGCGATAAGATCAGCACCAACAGTTACATTACCATTACTAGCTAATACTAGGTTTTCTGTACCTGAATTACTTCCGTGGGTAATATTCGTTGTTTTAATTGTACTCATATTAAGTCTCCTTATAGATTTCTACAACGGTAAAGATAGAATAACCTTCTGTAGTACCAACATCATTAGCTCCAGAAGCATTTGTTTCACTAGCTAATCCTAATCCATATGTAGCTTTAGTAGTTTGGCAAGCATGATCTATTCTATAAGCAGTTGCACCACTAATAGTGACTCGGCAAAAACCATTTGATCTATTTTCTCCTGAAGAAGCACTACCAGCATATGCAGTCCAACCATATTGTTTATGAGCACTATTAGTTACATCATATAATCTACTTACATGTCTGTCGCAATCATAACCAGGAGCCGTCCATTTAATTAAATAAGTACCAGCTTGTAAGGTGAACTCATTACTTGATATCGAAACAATACTATCAGGATCTGCTATTTCATGATTTAAATCTCTTTGTCTCCAAGCTCCTGTGGTAAATGTACCTCCATCTGTAGTGCTATCTTTTCGATCGCAGATAATTGCATAGCTAGAAAATAAAATATTACTAGTTAATGCCATTGTTCCGGTAGCATCAGGACATGTAATAGTCCTATCACTTCCACTAGCAGGAGCATCAATTGATGAGCTTCCTGATGTGGAGCCGTTTAATTTTAATGTCATCCTTTCACCTCCAGCACAGTTAATGTTGATGCACTATGAGAAACATAAGCATGGTTCTCTTGTGTATGCGCTCTATTTATATAGATATAGTAACTAGCACTATGAGGTGTACCACCTTGTAATTTATAAGTTACTTCACTTGTAGTATTAGGTGAATCAAGATAATCTAATGCGATAGGAGTTACGTTATGAGTCCCAGTAAGAAACTGTTGAGTAGTTCTATTTACATTTCCATAAGAAGCATGAGCATCTCCAAAATGTAATTGTGTACTATCTCTATATAAGTTAATACTTCCATGACTATTACCACCTACAGCTATTGTTCCTTTTACCCAGATCTTATTAGATGCTGATGAAGGTGTTATTTTTACACACCATATTGATCCAGAACCATTCTGATCTGTACCATCAATATCTGCGTATGTTGTTTCTGAACGAGTCCAGAAGTCAGTCTTAACTGATTGTTGTATTTGAAGTATGGAACCTGCTGGCATATCAGCACTTGATAAACCTAAACCTCCATCAGAGAGACCTGAGACAGTTCCGCTTCCATTTATTACTATTGGCATAATTTATACGATTGTCCAAGTTTCTCCGTCACCAACGGTTACAGTGACTGAATTGTTTATTGTCACAGGACCAAATGTTCCTGCATTCATATTATTTGTGATGGTATAGTTCTGAGTTATAGTTTTTCCATTTTCCCAGAATATCTTATCTGATCCAGCTCCTTGAGCACCAGCAGCTACTTCACCCCATGATATATCAGTACCATCAGATACTAATGTTTGTCCATTAGAACCTACAGCTAATACAGCAGGGTTACCAGATGCATCACCATAAATGATCTTACCTCTAGCAATACCTGCCATCTTAGCAAGAGTTACTTGATCATCTCCTATATGGGCGGTATCTATACTACCATCAGTATAATGTTCAGAATCAATAGCATCATCCGCTATCTTAGCTCCTGTTACTGCATCAGCATCTATTTTAGCTGTTGTTATAGCATTAGAAGCTATATCTGCAGCTGCTATTGTGGCATCTTTTATGCCTGTTGAATTGACTTCTGTTAAAGCCATTAAATTTTAACCTCCGTTATACCGATTGCTTTTTTCTCATCTAATGTGGTTTCTCTTAACCAGTTAGCTGGATATTTTATACCTCTAGATGTAAAAGGTTGATCAAGTTTAAGTATGTAACCATGATCTTCTTGTTTAAATAGTATTGCCATTAGTGTGCGTTAGCGTAGTTGAAAGGATTTTCGGCAAATGCCATGAAGAATATACTGTCACCACTTTCATTAAAACCTAAACTATCATTCCTTACTTTAAATCCATTAGAGTAAATATCAAATGCTGACCCTGATGTATTCTCACTATTATTATTATTAGGATGTAGTAAATATGTATTTGGATTAAAATGATTTCGTCTTACATCATACATACCCCAATTAGAATCTCTGTCAGTATGTTTTAATATAATAAGTTGTGGTTTAAATCCACACCAAACGTATGGTCCATCAGCATCTTGATTACCAATATATTGACCAAATTTAGAAAAACCTGATACAGAAGACCAAAGGTAATTTATATATGTAGCATTATTCTCATTAGTTCTACTATGACTTCCTACAGTAAATACACTTGATGTTGGATCGGTTCCATCAAAGCCAGTGGAATTTCCACTTACACTAGTATCTGATTCGTTAAGTTTCATCCAACCACCAGCTGTACCTACTAGATCTCCACAATAAAGTATCCAGTCTTCAGATCCACTCAGTTTCTTTACTAACATGACATCAGGTTTTACACCTAAACCATGTGCTATAGTCCTTCCACCTGTACCATTTCCAGTATAACTAACAATATCAAAACCTGCTGTTGCTGATTCTTTCCAGTTCCAGTTAACCCAACTATCACTACCAGTTCCAGGAGCGTTCGGCCAATTATTACCTAATGTATATCCATCTGAATCAAAACTCTTTACACTTTCAGCAACAGCATCGTGTCCATTAGTATAAGGAGCATATAGTTCATATGTAGCACCTCTAACTGTATCAAATAGCATAGAACCTGCACCACTTGCATTTCTTCTAGCAAACCAACCAAGATTAGGTGAAAAACCTACGCCTGTAAGAGTTCTATTTGTAACGCCAGTTGCGGTATAAAGAATAGTATTGAAATAATCTTTTGAATTTTTAATTGTAGGTACAGGATAATTCTTCATATTTATGGCTTTAAATCCTGTTGGAGGAGTATGAGCAAAGTCCATATTCGCACCAAAGTTTACAGTATAATCTTCATTATCATATAAAGATATACTTGGGGTTATTTCATCACCTGCTAAACTTGATGTTGCTGGATTAGATCCAGTTGCAGGGTTTCCAGAATCAAACCATGTACCAGATTTACCAGCCCAGAACTTACCATTATCCATATCTAAGGCAAACATCATCACATCACCATCTGATATAGCTGATCCGTATGATGATGTACTACCATTTACCCTTTTATCACCATTGCTAGTTGAAATAGTACAAGAATCATTACTATCCCCACCTCTATTACTATAAGAATCATACCAGTTAGATACACCTACAAAACCATTTCCGCAGTCATCACATGTAACTTCCCAGTACCATTTTCCAGATCGTAAATAAAATGTAGATTTAATTAGATCAAAACCAGCTGAAGTATAAACTTGTAATCCACCTTGTTTTACATCAATACCTGAATTACTATCTACATCACTTAGAGTACACCAATTATTACTAGGAGTATCATTAAAAGAATCATTCCCTACACCAGCTGTAACTGACATATTATGAGCAGTCCAATCATTACCAGTTCCACTTGAGTCAGCTGCTAAATCTGTTCCACTGAAATCAGAATGAACTAATATTAAAGTATTAGCGTCAGAACTGAAAGCAGTTGTAGAAGGAGTGAAAGTAGTCCCATTAGGATAACGACAATTATTAGAAAGTCGAGGTTCATCTATATATCCCTGTAGTCCATCACTACCAGCACCAACACCTGATGCTCTTATAGCTCCAATAGCAAAAGCAGCGTCAGAGGTATCAAGGGAACCACTTATTGATACTGAAGCTTCCTGTACACCATCAACATAAATACGGGCTGTATTTCCATCTCTAACACCAGCTATATGATACCAAGTATTGGTTGCTAAAGTTGTTGTACCATTACAATCAATACTTGAACCACCCATTCTTAGTCTAAAATGTGCTTTATTAGCATTTGAACCACCGTATTGTGTAGACCATATATGAAGACCTGCTGCTGATCCAGCACCTGTTCCATCACTATGCATGAAAAACCATTCATCAGCATCCTGTCTGCTTCTTCTAACCCAACATTCTATTGTAAAGTCACCAGTTCCAAAGTCAAAATCACTGTGGTCAGGAACACCGATAGCATCAAAACTTCCATCAAAATAAATTGAACTTGAACCTATTTTCTTTTGTGCTGTGGAATGGTGAGCCTCTCCTACTGGTGTTACTGTTCTAGCATCACCACTAGAATCTGTGAAAGAGTTCTTTAAAGCATCTCCTGTAAAAGGTAGATAACACCCATTAGTACCATAAGTTATTCCATCAACTTCTTTAGGAACCCATTGTCCTGTATCTTCATTTGTTTCACCAAAATCTGATGCTTGATATTTAGTACCATCAATATAATGGACTTCAGCTAATAATAAATCTGAATGACCTGTTACACCATCCCATGCAGATGCTCCCATTGCCATTAAATGATCAGCTTTATTCATTGCATAATCATAATCTGGTGGGTCTTGTCCTGAATTACAAGCAAGTTCTACACCATTAACCCATATTCTCTGATCTGTGTTAGCAGCATCTACTTGCCATACTATATGATACCATGACGCAACATCTCTAAAGACAGCATCATTTACAGCACCATAAGGGTTAGATCCTGAAGTATCAAAGTAAGTATATAATTTATCAGAACTATCAAAAGCTAATTGAGCAATACCATTATTATGTTCTCCTGAGTGCATATCACATGTTAGCAGATGTGTATATACACCTATTTCAGTTCTCTTTACCCAACCACTCCAAGTCCATACTTTTTGATTACCTGTAGTGCTTGGTTTATAACTAATATAAGCATCATCAAAAGCGTTAAACCTTAATGATTTATCAATGGAATAGCTAGTAGCAGCACCACTAGCTCCCATTCTCGTTAAAGTATTAAACATTATGCCATACCTAAACTAGCCACACAATGTATCTTATCAGCTGCTGCTACGAAGTAGTCTATTCTGTCTACAGCATTAGCGGCTGTTGATAATGTAGGTGCTGTCCCACCAGCCCAAAGGAATTGAGATCCCCATGATGCTGTTCTACCTCCAGTACCATCTTGTGTAAGAACAATTGTCCCTGACTGACCGACTGATTCAGTTGAAGGATTAGCAAATGCTATATTATGTCCCATTGTACATGAGAAGTGGTTAGATAAACTAAAGTCTATAGTCACTGTTGAAGCAGAAGTTAACGCTGTAACGATTGATTCAGAGTGTCCAAAGAGTTTAACACCACCTGATTTAGTTTCAAGTTCTTTTGTATCATCATAGTATAATTCACATGATCCATCAGTATTAAACTTTGCCATAGTTTCAGCACCATGAACAAACTGAATAGATCCTGCCTCTGCTTCATCAAATTTTATAACTTCACCATAGTCTTGGAATAACCATTCATCAGTACCATTATGTCTTATCATGCCATCACCGGAATTACCCATAGAGATTTTGACATTATCCATTATCATAAATCTGCTATATTCTTCATTCCATTTCATTCCAGTAGTAGCACTACTAAATATAACATCTATAGGACTAGAACCGTCAAAGGTGACATTACCAGTAAACGTACCACCTGTTAGAGGCATCTTGGTAGCATCAGATGTACTAACTGTAGCCCATGTTAAACCACCACCTTCTCCAGATTGAGCTTGAAGAAACTGACCATTTGTAGGTGCATTACTGACATCGAGTTTAGCTTCAGTTATAGTATCATCTGCTATATGAGCTGCATCAATAGACCCGTCTGTGTAATGTTCGGAGTTAATAGCATCGTCAGCTATTTTAGCACCTGTAATTGCATCAGCTGCTATTTTAGCTGTAGTAACAGCACTAGCTCCAAGTTTATCTGTAGTAACAGCTGCATTCTGTATCTTAGCTGTAGATACTGTATTATCTCCTACAGTATTAATAGTTAAAGCTGAACCAGATTGAATTATAAATACTTCAGCACCAGTAGGCAGGTTAGATCCAAATATAATAGTATTAGAATCTACCATTGCAAAACCTTCACTAGGAGCACTAGTTCCAGTATTAGGTTTCTGTACTACACCATTAACACTAACCATTAATTGTGCTGCATTAGTTACACTAGCTGCAGAACCTGAGTTACTACCTTCTCTTAAATCATATGTAGCAACACTACCATTTATAGTAGGAGCTCCAGTTCCACCATTTGGGCAGAGGAATAAGAACTTAAAGTCTCCAGTTGATGTAACTTCACCCCATGCAGAGCCATCATAGACATACATCTTATTAGATGATGTGTCGAAGTAAAGATCACCTTCATCATTATTTGATCCCGGTGCTGAACTTGCTATACGGTATCTACTGTTAAAGTCATTGATATCATCAGATAACTGTTTAATATCATCTTCTTTACCTAAAATCTTATGATAATTATATGTCTGACTTGAGCCTGTAGAGCTTACCATTAAGCCTACACCAGCTGCTAGTGTTTCACTATTAAGACTAGATGGAGCATTGTTAATAGTTACAGTAGAGCCACCTACAGTTCTACCTGTTGTAGATGTACCAGAACCATTAAATACTACACCACCTGCATCAGATATAGATATAACTACACCACTAGCTGGTTGTGTATTAGGGAATGCTATTTCTGTGGCTATAACTTCTAGACCACCTACTGTAGCAAGTTGAGCACTAACATAATCAACAACAGCTCCGGAAGTGGGGTAGTGAGCATCACTATCTGATATAGTAGTGTGAACACCTTTACCATCACATACCGTATTAATCTCGGTAAGAGTTGCAGCAAGAGCAGTACCACCTGCAAGAATAGATGCAGTACCTGACTGCATACCAGCAAGCGTTGTGAGTTCCGCATCAGCAATCTCCGAGGTAGTAACAGCATTAGCTGCGATATGTTCAGCACCAATAGCATTATCTGCTATCTTAGTACCATCTACAGCATCTGCAGCTAAATGAGCTGTATCTATAGATCCATCAACATAGTGTTCAGAATCTACAGAATCATCAGCAAGCTTAGTTCCATCTACAGCATCAGCTGCTAACTTAGCAGTTGTTACAGCACCCGCAGCTATTGTTAAAGATGTAGCTCCAGTAACATCACCTGTATGAGTTGCGTTAGTTACTTTAGCTGTGTTAGCTGCTATTTCTGTATTTATAGAGTTAGCTAGTTTATCTGCTGTAACTGCATCATTATTTATTTTAGCAGTAGTAACAGCATTAGATGCTATCATATCAGCTGCTACAGTACCTGTATCACCAGTAGTAACTACTGTACCTGTAACATTAGGTAGGGTGATAGTTCTATCAGCTGTAGGATCAGTAACAGTAAGAGTAGTTTCATGAGCATTATCTGTAGAACCTTCAAATACAATAGCAGTATCCTCACCCATTGCGAGGTTACCAATCATGGTAGAAGTACCAGTATTCTGGAAGGATCTATTACCTACTTCTTGTGTAACATATAAGTTTTGTGTAAAGTTATCATTCAGGTCTTCTGATTTGATA